TTTAAGTTGGTCATATACTACGCCGTGTTGTTGTCCACTTGCGTATAAATTGTATGTACCTGTAGTGCTATCTCCTGAATTATAAATCAGTCTGTTATTATTTGATATTAAGGGATACAAAAAAGCATCTGTTACTGTTTCGCCATTTATAAAGTAGTCTTGTCCATCTTGCATCTTTGCTAACACTTGTGTAGCGTTATATTCAAATGATGCGTTTAATTCATATAAGTCAGATAAAAGTGTATCACCTAGTATTTCTTTAAGTTGCATTGTTTTACCAAAAAAAGTAATACGATAATTTAAAGGCTGTCCGTTTTTAAGTTCTACGCTTTCTTGCTTTATTCTACCTGACTTAAAATGTTCGTAGTTAAGATATAGTTCGGCAGGTTTAGATATTAGACTATCCGTGTCCTGTATCGCAGGATTATGATAGTGTTTAAATATCTTATTATTGTTCTTAGATGCAGGTACATTAAATGTTCGTGAGTAATCAGTAAATACTTTTTGTATATCTAATACATCTTGCAAACTTTGTGTTAATACTACACTTTCGTTGTCGTGCAATTCTACCTCTTGTCCATCTATGTAAAGTTGTAATTGTAGCATTAGCGTACATTGTTTATCTTGTTAAATGCAAAATCAAAGTCAATAGTGTAGTTTATTAGTTTATCATTAAGTGATGTTTTTTGCGTAAACGATTTACTTTTAGGAATGATTGGTAATGTCTTACCTTCAAAACGTAACCAAACATTTTCAGATAAAAACAATTCTTCTATTGTGCTTACTGCTGATTCTTTTATAAACCCTGTATTCATTTGTAAACTAGTCTGACTGTTTACACCATACCTTTGTCTTTGTCCTTGATAGGTTGGATAGCTTACTGTTGAACTGTTTATATTATTTACTTTGTATGTATCATCTTCTACTGCAAATGTTTCTGTACTCTTTTTAAAGAAATACACGTCTTGATAAGCACCGTATTTATTTACAAAAGTTGCCTTGTAGCTTGTAAACTTAGGTTCGCATATATTATGAACTGTAACGGTTTTTAAAAGGGTTGTATCATCCGTGTCATAAACTTGTATTGTACTACTATCAGCAGGAATCGTAATGTACTGAATCTTTTGATTGCTATTGCCGCTGTCTGTTATTTCGGTATCAGCACTGTCAATGGTTACCTTACCTACACCCTCTGCAAATATTGCAAACTTTCCTGCTGTTCCTTCAGGTATGTATATATCGGTTGCACTTATTAAAGCGTTGTCAGATAACTGGGGGTTTATTTCTTCCTCGTATTCACCATATCCATCTATTAGAATAAAGTTTTCTATTTCAGGTGACCCACTTATATACTCTGCATTTGTTTCTTCTTTTATTAATGTTTTAGAAACTGTTACCCATTTTGTAGCAGATAAATAGTCATTATTAAAATTGTGTTCTATGTAATCCCTTACAAGGTCTGCAATCTCAAATAAGATATTGTCTTTGCTAGATATACGGTCTTTAGATAGAGTGTAAGCTAAATCATTACTTGTGTAATTACCTAAAGTTCCTTCGTATATGTAAATCTGTATTGTCGCTTGTTTTATTGCCATTTTATAAAATATCTGAAATTCCACCTATACAAGCACCTGAAGTACAGTTTACTTGCGCTCTATCTAATACAATACCTGCTGCGCTAATTTGTATTGCTTCAAAAGTAGTTCCAATATTTCCAACTACTGTATCTTGTGTTAATGATAACCCAAACCACTTGTTACCACCGATAAAAGGGTTTCCATTCCTACAAACATTTTCGTTGATGTCAGGTGTGCCATTTACATTTAATCCTGTTAAAAACTTACCATCGCATATATCACAAAATTCGTTGAAACCATTATTGGTTATATAGTAAGTACCTGTTACAAATGAACAAGGGTTTGTAGAGCGTGGTTGTCTGACTACTTGATTACAAGAAGAACCTGACGTTCCACCTATAATACTACCTGAATTTGCAAACCCTGACGGTACTGTAATTGCAACCCCTACTGTTCTAGGTGTTTCTGTTTCTACTTCAGGGAATACATTTCCAGTTCCAACCCCTAATGTATTGACAGTAAATAAAGCACTCACACCATCTACTAATACTTGCGCGTTACCTGAAAGAATATCGCCTGTGGGTAAAATACTAAATCCTTGATAAACTATCCTATCATCGCCACAAGCTAATGTTTCTAAAGGTGCTGATGTTGGAGGTTGGTTCATATCTTGTTTGACACATTCAATTTCGCCATCACCACTATTTGCATATTGACTTGGTATGTCAAAAACAAAAGTTAAATCTACATCTCTAGCACTTCCTGTATCATTTGCATCGTAAACAGTTTGTGTGCCACTACTCCATATTGTAGTTCCGCCGCTATTTTCAATTCTTTTAATAGTTAAAATACCTGTGCCTCCATTCCAAGAAGGTAAATTAATTGTACCATCTGCTAAAATAGAACCACCCTGTAAATTAATAGCGTCATTTGATGCGTCATCAGTAGTACAAGTTAGCGTTACACTTGGACAGTTAGATGTTACCGTAAATGAATTACTATTTGCTACACAAGAATCAGTGTCGTTTTGTGCTTCTACTACAAAAGTTGCTGACGTACAAGTTTGCCCTGTTGTAAGTGTTAGTGTTTGGTTATCACCTGTACCAGTGATAGTATGTGTTATAGCATCTTGGTCTCCACTTTGTCTTACTAATCTATATGTGTCAATGTTTGCAGTTGTACCACTTGTGAAGAAACTGCCTAATGATACAGTTGTACCACTACTGTCTAATCCTGTAATGTTAGAAATTGTACCTGAAAATGTTGGACAGTTATCATTTTGTGTAGGGTCTTCTTGTGATGACTGACTAGGTTGGTCAATCGTTTGTGGACATACAATAGTTGTATCACTTGCATTTGTGTATCCTGACGGAATTATAATAGTATAATTTACCCTTCTTGATATTGTGCTTCCTGATGTATTTTCTGCAAAAGGTGTGTTTTGGTCTTTACTAAGTATTGTACCTTTCCTAATTGTTGGGTCTGTTATTACTCCACTACTTGATACGCTAAAGTTATCTAACCCTGCTGTGGTACAAGTGAAAGCACCCAAAGCTACTGTTGGTTCTTCTGCTTCTAAGTAAAATGGACTTCTTGCGTTTATTTTTGTACTCATCTCTTAAGTGTAAATTCTAATAATTCTTCTACGTCTAATCCGTATGCTTCTATAATTTCGTCTGGTAATGTTTTAAATGCGTTTTGGAATGGTTGCGTAAAAAACAAACTTGGTTTTAAACCTTTGTTGAATATAGACCTTGAAATTAAAAAGGCAGTTGATTTGTAACTCATAAACTTCCCTTTCTTATCAGTAAATTGGAATCGTTTACTTTCTACCCATTTTAATATTCCACTACTTAAACCGCCTTTCTTTCCCTTACCACTTCCAAACTTTGCAAGTGTACCATATCTTAATGTTAATGGGTATGTACTTTTTGCACCCTTAACCCCTAAGTCTTGGTAATATGCGTAATCTTCCATAAAGAAGTCTAAGCTGAAAGAATTAGGGTTTGCAGTTACCTTACCATCAATGCTATTAAATAGCTTCTTAGAAACGTTCTTACCCTTCTTAGTAAGCATCGCTCTACTCTGGTTTATAACTATCCCCTTAAACCTTTCTAACGCTTCTCTTGTATGTCCTTTTGTTAACATATAGTCATATCGTTTTCTACTACCACATCAAAGGTTGCTACCCACCCTGCTAACTTGTTTTCAAATCTATCTACAAATGGTTCACAACCTACTGCACCTATTACTTGGAATTTGTCTGTATAAACATCACCTCTTTGTAAAATTGCTATTAGTCTGTTAAGGACTGCAAGTTGTGTATTCATTACATCTTGCTCATTGTCGTTTCCTACAAATTCATCTTCTACCTCTTCCTTGCTTTCATCTACTACATCCATTGCAAGTACACTAATGTTAAATGTAAGTGTGTTGTTTGCAACGCTGCAGTTATTTACTATAATGTGTGATAGGGGGAATATGGTTTGTTTGTTTAAGTCCACATCATCTAAGCTACCATAGGTTACAGTATTTACAAAAGGCTCTGCTGCTAGTGTATCTTTGATTTTGTCTGTTATGTTGTAAAAGCCTGTCATCTTCTTTTAATCTGTTGTTTTTCTAATTCTATCTTCTCTTTCTCAAATGCTAAATACATTAGACATTCGTGAACGTTTAGTTTAGTGATATTCTCAAACTTGGTAACATCCCCTTTAGCAATTCCATAGATGCTTTGATACCATCCCCATTTTTTCCCAAATGTTGCTGCTGCTGTGTAGTCATTTCCTTGCCCACTTCCTGTTCCAAAAAGTTCAGGGTAGTTTTCAGCAACTCGTTGTTTAAACGATAAAAAAAAACCATAGCACCCATTACAACGTCTAAAGGCATCATCTTCATTTGTTCTGCCAACTCTAAACCATTATAATCTTGTATCTGGTATCTATCACCCTTTTTTAGTGTAACAGGTCTAAATAGAACAGCCATTGCTTTGTGCATACTATCCCAATCTGTAAAGTTTTCATCAAGGTCTACATACTCACCTAACGTCATATCATCTAACATAGGAATAAATCCATACTCCTTACCACCTATTGTGAAGGTTCTTATAAGGTCTTGCTTAGGTTCAAACAGTCTATTAATGTCGTTTAGTATCTCTTGTACTGACGTAAACTTAATCTTCGCAATATCTTTTAAGTCAAGGTTGCAAAATATCTCTACGGTCTTGTGCATCATAAATCCTGTATCTTGATTGTCATCTGTATTGATACGTGCAAACTTCTGATACTGCTCTAATGTAACTTCTCTAAGGCTACTTGGTATTAGTATTTCTACTTTCATATAAGTACAATAAAATTATGTGGAATGTGTATAAAAAGAAAGAGGTAGAATTTCTTCTACCCCTGTCTAACCAATGTTAACTAAACTAATCAAAAATGAAATATATCTCTAAGTTACAAATTTTTTTAACATATACAAATACATCTCGTTTATTTTTTCTTCTAACTCTTTACTGTTCTGTTTGTAAGAACCTTTACCCATTTTCTTTTGTCCTTGTAAATCCATCACAAGCTGAACAGGATAAGGCTTCTTTGACCACCCTCTTCCCATTGGATGTTGCTCTACAAAAAAACCTTTGTTCCAACAATCACTATACACCTTGTGTCTAATACGGTTGTCTTTGTTTATCTGTTCTAACGTGTAATCGCTGCCCATACTAATACTTTGTATGCTGTTAGGAATCCTGCTGCTTGTGCAGTCATCAAAATAAGTAATTGTTTTCCTGCTCTAATAAGTTCTGGTCTGTTGCGTTTAGCAAATACCATTTCTGTAAGTTCCATAAATTCTCTCATAATAATTGTTGTTTTAAATTAAAAGGGGCATTGCTGCCCCCTGTGGTTTTTTACTGAATAAAGTCAAATTCACTTACCCCTAACTTTTGCAACTTATTAATCGCTGAATTAAGTGTTTTTGAAACGTGAACACATTTAGCGTTAAAAAAAATTGCCCATTCATTACGATTCATTTGAATATGCCCACTTGAACTATGTCCAAAAGCATTTGTAATTTCAAAATCTAGAGCATCTCCGTTAGTTGTTACTGATTGCTTAATTAAATTTTTCATAATTGTTTGTTTTAATTGTTATACACTTCAAAGATATAAACTTTTTATTAACTACCAAATTAATAGATAAAATAATTTCCTTTGTGTGGGTTCTCTAATGTATCAGTCAATATGTAACGTGCAGCATCTATACAGTCAGGATGTTCTCCTGTGGGTTTCTGTAAGGTGTTCCCCTCTTTGTCCTTTGCCCAAATGTAGCCTTGTAATTCCCTCTTTAGGTTCTTGCTTCTTGATGTTATATAAAGTTCGTTTTGATTCATTAGGTTGATTCCATATACTACTGAATCCCTACCCTTGCTCACAGGTGTTACTGTATGGCCGTATCCTTGTAGTTCTGCAATAGACTTTGGTTCTGCTGAATCAGCTACAATAGCTTCCTTTATTCCGCTTGTTGTTAGAAACCTGCTTATATCTCTATTAAGCATACCTTTCTTGTATAGAACCTCATCGTAGATGTAAGCATCATTCCATTTATATAGTGCTATTAATGTTGTTGGGTCTACTGAATAACCAAAGTCCATTCCGTAGCCT